CGCGGATCTCCTTGTCCGCGGCCTCCCAGAGCTGCTTCTCCCCGCCGTTCAGCTTGCGGTTCTCCCGCTGGGCGGTGTCGAAGGTCTCCTTCATCTTCGCGGCGAGCCCGGCGCGGGTCTCTCGCAGCCTGGACACGAGCTCGGCGTACGGGGACAGCGTTTCCTGATCTTCAGGCATTGACGGGGGTCCTCCCACGAGGCACGGCTAGATACGCCGGTCGCTCCGTAGGGACCGCCACAGGGCCGCTAACTGCGGAGGGTGGCCGTCAGGGACTTCACTCCCGATTCACCAGGCACTATAAGCGTTAGCTTAATCGCTGGTCAACTACCTATGATCGGAGCCAGGGCCGGGAGGAGGCTGCAGCCAGGTACCAGGGCAGGTCCCTAAATGCGCGGGCGAAGTCAAGCCAGTCCCGACGGGTAGCCGGGCACGGTCCGGAGGGCTTGAGCTTGGCCGCAGCTTAAGAACGAGGCGCCGCTACGCGCCTACTCCTCCCGGTCCTACGCCAGCTCGAGCAGCCGGAGCCGCATCGACAGCAGGTCCGCGTCCGCCATCGCCCCGCCGACCTCCTCAACCACGCCGTTATCATCCGTCACGATCAAGCCGTCCTCGCCGTAAAGCGGGGCGCCGCACTGGTCGCAGAACTTCGCGTCCTTCGCGTTCAGCGCCCGCTGCCCGGTCCCCGCATACACCGGGCAAGCCGGGTTCGGGCACTCGGCCGACTCCGGGCCGTGGCCCACCGGGTCATAGGCGGGCACGTTGAAATCCGGGTGACTGTCACTGTCGTGGATCTCATCCCGGGCCCGCTCCTCGGCCGCCTGCCGCGACAGGTTCTCGGTCGGCAGCGCCGTCATCGACGCGCCCCGGGTCGCCGGGTTCGCGGCCAGCGCTACCGCGGACACGTCGCCGCGATGGAGCTCCAGGTCGAGCATCGCCCGCGTCTCCCAGTCCGGCGACCACTCCTGGCCCATCGTCACGAACCCGATGCTCATCTCGTCCAGGTCGCCGCGCTCGACCGCGCTGGCCAGGTTCCGCACGTCCGACCTGGCCCCGTCCATGGTGGCCAGCACATGCAGGCCACGGGAGTCCTGAGACAGCCGCATCGACCCGCTCCGGGTCCTGGCCAGCGGGATGCCCGCGTCGTTGTGGCCGATCAGGAAGGGCACGTCTGGGCTCGCGGACAGGGTCCGGGTGAACGCGCCAGGGCGCACGACCTCGCTGTACGGGTCACCCCACGGATCCCACATCTCGAACGGCGAGTCGAACACCGCGCCGTAGCCCTTGAACTCGAACGTCGTCCCGCCGGTGCCGTCAGGCTTGGCCCGCATCTCCAGCAGCATGCCGCGGCGCTCGATCTGGCGGACGCCGTCGCGTGAGAGCCCCAGCCGGCGGCGGCGGCTCAGTAGCTCCAGCCGCCTGTCTGCGCTCTTGGACTCGTCCACCTCGATGCCGAACTTATGCGCCGCCGCGATCACCTTCGGCCGGGCCCTGTCACCGAACGGCGACGAGCTCAGCCTGGCCAGCGCATCCCGCACGTGCGCCGCATCATGGATCGCGAAATGCCGCAGGCTGCGAGGGGTCGTCTTCCCCTCGCTGTCCTTCGTGCCGCCCGGCTCGATGTACGCGAAGGCATCATCTGGCAGGTCATTCAGGTCGGCGGTCGAGAGATCCGCCCTGGTCTCAGTCACGGGTGGCCTCCTACGTCCCGCTCAGCGGCCCGGCGATCGGCGGCGGCGCCGCCTGCACCAGGGCGTCGATCTTCTCCCGCTGCGCAGGCGTCAGCGGCGGGTAATCCTCCATCGCCCGCACCTCGTCATCCTCGAACAGCCGCGAGCCCACCATCATGTGATAGCCGCGCATCCGGGACAGGAAGTCCGTCCGCAGCACCGGCGACGTGTCCACCTTCACCCACTGGCCGCGCGGCAGCCACTCGCCCAGCCATTCCTCCCACTGGATCAGGAACGGCGTCAGCGGGTACGTCAGGAAATCCAGCTGCGACTGCTCGACGTTCTGGTACGTCAGCGACCCCGACGACTGCGCCCCCCACCCCATCATCTGCGGCTTCATCAGGAAGAACTCCGCGATCGTCGCCTTGCCCGCGCTGATCGCGTCAAGGAACTGGGAATCCTGCGGGTTCACCTGGATCGCCTGGTATTCCCACCCGCCGCCCATCACCACCGGCTCACGGGTGCCCCGGGTAGCGGCGAGAAACGTTTCCTTGACCTTATGCGCCTGCTCCTGGCCGATCTTGTTCACGTTCTTGTTCGTCAGGATCGAGCTGGGATGCGCGCCGTCCTCGAAGAAAGCCGCGCCGAAATGCTCAGCCGCCTGAACCGCCCGCGTCGTGTGCGCCGCGTACTGGATCGCCGACATCCCCACCCGCGAGCCCGGCATCCGGAAGACCGACTTGTGCCACAGCTCCCGCGGGTCGACTTCCTCGTTCCGCAGCCTGTACTCGTACGAGCCGTCCTTCCGCTTACGGACCCGCACCTCATCCGGGTGCTGCAGCTCGATCTGCGTCGGGTATCCCAGCCGGTCACGGTCCACGATTAGCCCGTACACGTTGCCGCGCAGCAGCAGCGAGACCCAGGACATGTAGGTGAACGCCACCATGCCCGCGTCGGACGCCGGGTCGACGAGCATCGGCGTGACCTGGGTCTTGACGGACGCGCCCGCTACGCCGGGCTGGCCCTTGTACGGCTGCGGGCGCATCACCGCCATCATCCACGCGATCTTGTTCACGCAGCCCCACACGGCCCCGGTTCTCATCGCGCCCTCGGGGTCGCCGCTCGACCAGCCCTGCAGCGCCTGCGTGTAGGCGCCCACCGGCGGGCTTATGAACGTGAGCATGCGCCGCTCCGCGGCCGGGTTACCGGGCCGCTCGCGCACGAAGACGCCCACGCATCACCGCCCTCGGAAATTGTCAGGAACCTACAGGCTTAGCTTCCCATATCACAGGTCACTTGGAGGATTCCGCTAATCGGCGTCCTCGCGGCGTGGCGCGGGCCGCGGCGCCGCGTTCAGCTCCGACGCGATCCACAATCCGAAACCGCCCGCCAGCGCCATCGCCACCCACGGCGCCAGGCCCCGGCCGAAGACGTGGCCGGCCAGCTCGCCGAGCCCGACTGATACCGCGGCCGCGGCGGCCGGGGCGAACAGCGCCCGCAGGACGCGGACGGCCACGCCCGCCCAGCGCGCGGCGCGGAGCTTCAGCTGGTGGCCGCCGGTCACGGGCGCCACTCCGGGCGGTAGTCCGGGTGATCGCTGTAGACGGCGGCGAGGCTGAGGACATCCGGGCATGGCCAGCGTTCTTTCGCTAGCTGCGGCCTGTCGTCCACGTCCTCGCTGCACCAGTCGCAAGCAGGTCCGTCGAACGCGGTTTCATGCGGCGCGTGCCGGTCAAGGATCGCCCGCTTGGCCTCGACCTCGCGCAGCACGCGGGCCGGATAGTCGCAACTGCACCAGATCGGGTCCGGGTCAAATTCTCCGTCACGGTCAACCGATCCGCAGTCACGCGGCCGGTGAATCTCATTCGCCGCCGCCTCGTCCTCGTCCAGCCGGGCGGCCAGGAACGCCGCAGCCTGCTGGAATTTCGCGATCTCGCTCACCAGATCGTCCCCTCGATATCGGTCTGCTGCTGCAGCGTCCACACGCCCATGCACATGGCCACCGCCGCGTCGATCTTCCACCGCGACTTGTTCTTGCTCAGCGTGAAACCGCGTTCCTGCTGCTTGCGGACCGCCGAGCGGACGTGGCGGGACAGGTCCTGGTTACCGTCGTGCACGATCTTGCCCTTGATGATCTGCTCGAAGGTCTCCCCGACAGCCTGCGCCATCACCGACCACTGGTCGAACTCGATCACCAGCAGCTCGTGATCCTCCTCGAGCTGGCGGGCCGCCAGCTCGAAGAACCGCGGGTCGTACACCACGCCCGTCAGCCGGCTGCCGAGCACGGCGGCCCGGTCCGCGATGAACCCGAACACCTCCCGGTGGTCAACCTTGCCGTCGCCCGGGTTCCAGATCCGCGCCCTCACCGCCGTCCGCCCGTCGCCCAGCAGCGTGCACTCGACCACGGCCGTGCTGTCGTGCTTCAGGGACATGTCGACGGCCAGGACCGCGGGCTCGTCCCCGTTCAGCTCCCACGTGCCCTGGCAGGCCGCCCACGCCGCCGGGTGGTCGGCCAGCCAGCTGTCCTCGACCTGGTCCACCCAGCAGTTCGCGTAGTACCGGATCCACTCGTGCCGCGGCATCGACGGCCGCCCCCACTCGGCCGCCCGGTCAGCCACCGACCAGATCACGTCGGCCGCCCCCGACGCATCCCGGCATGCGATCGCCCGGTCCGCCGGGTCCTCATAATCCAGGCCCTCGCGTGCCTCGCGCCAGTGGAACAGCAGCCGCGGATCCAGCGCCGGATCCTGCAGCACGCGCTTGCCGTGCAGGTACAACTGGCCGAGGAACGAGCTGTCCACATCGAACCCAGCCGTCGATAGGTCGATGATCCGGCCCCGGCCGCGGTCCACCTCGGCCCCGTCGACTATGCACTTCAGCGACCGCTTCACAGTGGACTTGCCGATGACGGAATGCAGGTGCGCCTTCGGGCCGCCGGTCTCGCCCCATGCATGCACCTCGTCCGCCAGGAACAACGTCGGGTTGCCGCCTTCGTTCGTCCCGGCCACCGCCGCCACCCGGGTGATCTGGCCAGGCCTGCGGCCCGCGAACTTCACGCGATTCTCGTACACCTCGCAGAAGTTCCGCAGCGGAGCCTCCTTTACCGACCGCTCCGGGCCGCCCAGCATGATCCCGCACTGGCTGAACAGCAGACCGGCCTGGTCGTAAGATGCCGCGGCCACCACCACATTCGGCGACTGCGGCGCGATCGACACCGGGCCCGCGAACTCCATCGCCGCGATCGCCGCAATGAACTGAGTCTTGCCCGAACCCGTCGCGGCGCCCCAGATCGCGTGACTGTAATGCCACTGACCGCACTGCGGGCAATACTCCAGCCACTTCCAGATGAAATCCTGCTGGTCGTCATACAGCCGGAACGGCTTGCCGTAAGAATCACCCTCGCCGAAGATGCAGCACGCCTCGATCCAGTCGCAGCCATCTACGCCTACGGACGGCCACAGTTCGCCGCGAGCAGGTATCCAGCCGCACCGCGAACAGCCCGGATCCGCCGTCATTTCTCGACAGAACCCTGAACTATCCGCGGATCACGCCGCGGAGGGCGGTCTTTCGAGCGCAGAAGCCGCTCATTCACGTCATCCAGCGTCAGCGCCGCCTCGCCGACCGCGATGTTCAGCCTCGCGCGGTTCAGCGAGCCGATCCCGATCTGCTTCTCGCAGTCCACGATGATAGCCATGGCGTCCTTGGCGATCGCGAACCATGGCGAGGCTACCGGCTGGTCATTCCGGCCCTCCGTGATCGGGTCCTTCCAGCCGCGCGCCCGCGCCTTGATCCAGTCGTCCGTCGAGACGGCCCAGCGGACGAGCAGCTCGCGGTCGGCGACCGTCAGCGCGGTGCTCACCTGGTCGTCCCACAGTGCCGTCCACATGCGGCGCACCCGCGGGTCGTACGTGAGGCCGTCGGCGCGCTTCGGGAGGGCGAACTTCGCGAGCCGGACGACGGCCAGGTCTACGCGCTCGCCGTTGCGGCGGTCGACGGCCTGACCTGGGGGTTTCTTACCGACAGGCACGGTCACCATCGCTACGCAGAGTCATGGATTTTGTCCGTTTTGTCCGACCCCCCGGCCGGAAACGTTGGGTGGGGGGGACTTTGGGAAGGGCGGGG